GAATGGTGGACGGGAGAGGGTCCTTCTGGCGCAGGAACAGTTCACCACGGTTCTCCCAGGATGCTTCAATGCCGATCTCCACATCACCAGTGAACAGCTCCGTCGGGTCCCCCCAAGCTTCCAGGTATCGCTGTTTCATCTCAACTAGATTATCTTCATCTGGCCCGGCCCACAATCCACGGGAATCCAGCAGACTGACGATCAATCGAGACGCGCTCTTCACTCTACCAATAGTTCCTTCAATCGGCGGTTCCAGGGTGGCGGCGTCGCATTCATATTCAAGCCCCACGTGAACCTTCGAGGCACTATAGGGAAGAGTTATCGATCCGGACGTTACTGTTAAATCACGAACCACATTACCGTCTGCCAAGGCGACAACAGACTTAGCTTCAAGATGATCCAGTCCCGCCAATGTGGTTACAGGAGCACCGTCATAGGATAAACCTGAGTCAACAAAAAAGGCATCTTCAACGACATCATCGATCCGTTCATGCATTCGTTCGATATAACGAACAGTGTTCCCGTTTACAGTCCGACGCACAACCGCATAGACCGCATCAATGTCACCTTCGGAGATAACGGCTACATCTTCGAAATACCCATCAGTAGTGTGGCGATGCCACCCCCAGATCTGGTGTTCGCGCAGGTAAGTCAAACCCAGCATGGTGCCGTCGCTTCTCACCACCCATACGATCGAGTCGGGCTCCTGGGCATAGGCCCAACTCGCCATGGAGTATCCTCGGAACATGTGGTCCGCCATCACTGACAGGTTGTTACCGGCGTAACCATCGACTTCCAGAGTGTAGGTCAGGTCACGCACCACACCACTCTTCGGCAGGGTGTACAGAACGGTTTCATTGACAGCAAGAGGGCGCATATTGCTCGCCCCACTCTTAGACTGCGGATAGGCCCGGATATTATCGAAGCTGAACCCGTTGTCGCCGGATGTGATTTTCCAAATAGCCCCGCTGGTCATAACAATGAGATCGTTCATGGAGATCAGATGCCGGACTTCATTGACCTCATTCGAGTTCAACCGCATGGTAATGGCGTCGCTGGCCTTTTGGGGGAAAGACACATTCAGGTTGTGAAATTCACTAATCCTGCTGAATATGATCTTTTCGATTTCATTAGTCGTACTCGCATACGCCAATCGCTGCTGGTGATAACCGACCGCACCGGGATAATCCCCGGAAAAGGCGAACGGGTCTTTGGCAATTGGAGGAGTATCACTGGTGTCGGGGGAAATGTTCGTATCGACGAATGCCGTCCCGTAAGTTGTGCCGATATACCCATACAATCCTGACCTTGAACAGTAGACGTTGTAGCGATCAGCGCCGGTTACTGCCGTCCAGGACAGGTCGACCTTCTCGCCTACCTGCCAATTGCTATCCACCAGTGCCGATGCTTCAGTTGAAGGCAGGGATTCCTTGCCATCTTCGTCGACTGCTGTCACTTGGTAATAGTAAGTCAGATCATCGTCGTCCATCCCCGACGGTGTAGCAATCAAACCTGTAGGAGCATCGACGTTCGCTCCAAAGGTTATGGTGTCCAATGACCACAAAGTGTGACCTGCTCGACTCAGTTCACTGATCGGATGGTTTTTATGGGCCAAAGTGATCACATCGGCCGATTGGGTAAACTTGATATCGAACAGTTCTGCTTCAAGGTATGGGGTGGGAATTTCCACCACCAGACCAGTTAGTGGATACCACTCAGTCGGACTGATGTCCGGCTGATTGCCGAGGTTAGAATCCACCTTGCTATAGTAGTTCACCCCGCCATAACTAACGTGGTCGGTCTTTGCGTAAGTCGTTCCGGACGCCCAGGCTGATGGAGTGGAAGCAAGTTCAACTTGAGCGCCCAAACGAATAACACGCATGTATTGATCACCGAATTCCAGAATATAGGTATCGTCCGCATTGAATTGGAAATCGATCAGCCGGGACGCTTTGGAGGAATCCTTGGTTTCAACGATAAATTCAAAACCTGCCCGATTGCTGATTCCACCATGGGGATGGCAGAAGAAGTTGAGACAGGTTTTCAGTCCACTCGAATATTTGGCGAGATCGCTTCTCTTATGCAGAGACGGTGCCAGTTCTCCACCGGTGAAACTGGGCTGGACAACTCTTTGGGGCATTACTCGTCCCTCGCTTGGATCCAATCAGCGTCGACCGGTTCATCCCGCTGGGACTCATTCATGCTGGCAGCAATAGCAATCGCCCTGGCCTGGGAGTAATTCTGCATCAACGTCGTAACCATCTTCGGTTCACGCACAATCGGCATTGCAATTCTGGCAGCCAGACGAAGAGCGAATGCTTCAGCAAACAACGGGGGAAATAGTGCAGGATTCTCGACTCGTTTAGTGTAACGAAGTTGCGCTTCGTCTACATCACAAGCGATGACCATATCCGAATCGTCATTGTTCATCATTACCGCGAATGGGAGACGATCAGCCGTACGACTGGCCTGCACCAGAAAACGTGCCTTCAAGCAATTGTTCGGATATTCATAGACGTAGGACCAACCGGTTGGGGGATCCTCACTCAATTGGGCCAGAACTCGATTGGCAGAAGCAAAGCCCCAATCGGCTTCGGATAAAACAACGTCCCGTGTTATCTCATAATGAGCTTTGCAGACCCTGGCTTCGGTGGAAGTTTCATCCAGACTGGTGATTGTCCCCCGACTTCCGACGTAGGATAGGGCTGTATTGCAGATGTCGGTTACCGTGGCCATTGTTTGTCACCATGATCGATTTGAAAAACCCCCGGACTAACCGGGGGTCAGGTAAGGTTAATCGAACTGAGGAGCCCCACCACTGCCGCTACCAGAGGTAGATTCGGTGTCGGAGGCGGTAGTTTCTTCCGGTTTCCTTCGTCCGCCCCCGACCTTGATAACCCAAGAAGGAAGTTTCCCTTTGATGCCCATATCGAAAACATCTCCAGGTTCCCGAATCTTCAGGTCCCAATAGCCTTTACGTGTTGCCTTTACCTTCACAGTTCGCTCCTTAGATGTTGTTGCTCTGGTTACCCATGGTCAGGCCGGCGACAACCTTGCCCGTGGTAGGAGCAGTGCCAGTCACGTCATAATTCAGTCGCCAATAACGTTCATCCGTACCCTGCGGTACATAATTGAACGGGAACTGTGCGCCCTGGGTTAGATCGGCCAAAACCATCGTTGCCGACTGGACATCCTTGGCGCTACTGAACGACGCGTTGTCATCGACCTGCAACGTTACTTTCAGAGAAGTCAGGTTATTGAAAGCCTCGGTGACCTGTACCAGGATCGGCATCGGGACGCCTTTGCCAAGATCAGCAGCCACCCCCATGTCGATGATGTTGGTGGAAGCAGCGTCGGCGGTAATCGCCTGATCATCGGAGAAGATAGCTTCATTTGAGAAAATCATTTCATTTACCTCATGTTCAAGTTTGGAACATCCCCCGGGGGATTTGCACCCCGGGGGGAGTTGGTCACATTCAGGTTACCTGCTGCTCAGTGGTCAGGATCGCATCACACTCGCGAATCGGAATCCCCAGGAACCTGACAATCTCGCGACCTTCAAAAGTCTCGATGGTCAAGTTTACATTGGAGTTCGACTTGGCCAGCTTGTGCAGCGCAGTCTTCACCTCGGTGGAACAGTAGATGGCCGCCTTACCATTACGCACCCGGCGCTGACGCAGCTTGTAGTATGCGTCGATCATCAGGCTGTCCAGATCGGTGCCGGCAGACTTGCCGTCGACAGCGATATCGGACACGTCCACATTCGCCACCCGGGAGACATACCGCCAATCCCGAACCGTCAGGCCGACATCCCATTCGAAGTGATCGCGGAACACCTCATACATGCTCCCATCAGAATTCTCTTTGGTCGCCCGACCCAGGTCCTCGCGCTGGATGCCAGCCTTGGAACCGCTGGGATACAGCAGAGAGACGGTCTTGGGGGACCATACGACGAACCAGATGGAGGTGTTGTCCGCACCCGTGCCGCCGCCGTCTACGATCTGGCCGCCGTTCTCAGCAGACAGAGAGCTGAAGCGCGGAGCCAGACCCATGAACTCTTCAGGGGCAGACGCGGTGTCGCTGTAGAACATCGCGGTGGCCATCTGATTGGACATACCTTCAATGAATGCCTCGGACTCATCCAGGCGCAGGGCCTTGCCGTTCTTGCCGGCCAGCTTGATCAGCTTGGCGTCAACCTCGGAGTAGGCCTCCAGCCAGCCAGTGGTGTCGCTCACCTGCTTGGTGGTCGACTTGCTGGGCTGGACACCCTGATACAGCTTGCGCCACGTGCCGGACGGGAGACCGGTGCGCACGGTGGTCAGATGACTGGTGCCGTCGTTGCATTCGACTGCGATTGCGTCATCCATGATGGGGTTGATTTCGGCGAGCATGTCGATGATCTCAGCGATCTGCCCGTCACCATCCTGCCGACGATAATAATCGGCGAGGTCCAGATAAGTATTGCCTACGGTTGCCATTGTCGTTTACCTCTCAGTTGTCGTCGGGATAGAGAACATCTTCTCTGTCCTGCTTTTTCATTCCCGGCCCTTTTCCGGACGGTACGAATGAATCCTCTGAAGTGCTGACACCGTAGGCATACGCAATTTGGACGAGAGCGGGATCATTGCCGATACCGGTCGTTTCCAGGTAGTCCTTCAAATCGATCGCATCATCCCCGAAGAACTGGTTTACAGCCTCCTGAGCGCGATCGATACCCTGTGCAGCTTTCGCTATGTTTGCCTCAAATCCCTCCCCTTGGTTGAAGGTTTTGAACGATTTGATCTTCGTGATGTTCTCGGCCACTTGCCGGGCGCGGAATTCCTCCGCCATGCTCATGTCCTGACCCTGCAGCTCAAGATATTTATCCAATACATTTTGCGCCTGCTCAGGGGACAGTTTAGACTCTTTTGCGAAGTCTTCCAACCACTTACTGCGGTCCTCCGGGAGTTCTACGCCTTCCGGCAGCCGGAACTTGTACTCTCCCGGAGATTGCTCCTCGCTGCCGTCGCCGTCGCCGGAACCGTTATCATCCTTCGCGGCGGCCTGTTCGCCGTCACCAGTGGAGGTGCCTTCTTGTGGCGTTTTGCTTCCACCAGTATCATCAGTCTTATTCCTGGTTTCGGAAGCATCAGATTCAGCAGCGCCGCCAACCGCCGCGCCGTCAGTGCCGACCTGCTCATTGTTTACGTCTTCGGTCATTTTTAATTCCCTCTTCTGTCATTTGACTGTATAGCCCGGGTGCGTTTCGCTGGATGCTATCGACAATAGACAGGCCAACATTTCGCTCGCCCTCCCTGAATATCGTCATATTCACATCCCCTACGAT